AGCAAGAGCTATTGGTATCAATCTTGAAAGACATCGCATCTGAGCATCCAGAGATTCGTGACAAGATTATGCGTAGGCTTTCAGACGTTGCGAAAGAACGAGAAGTTATTACGGTGATTCATAACGATGTTTGATGATTTTATAGAAGCACTCAAGGCAGATAACTTTGACGAGCGTCCTGTAGATGTACGTACGTTTGTTGAGGGTCAAGACTACTTGGCACAGCCACCTCTATCTCAGGTGCAGTATGACATTGTAGAGGCTATGAGTCAAATCTATAAGCTAGAAGATCTCATTGACCTAATGGGGGATACTGAAGGACGCAGGTATTATGCAAAGTATACGAAAAATGAAGTTATTCTGCAGCTTGGCAAGGGTTCAGGTAAAGATTTTACGTCTACGGTGGCTTGTGCGTACATTGTATATAAGCTTCTATGCCTTAAAGATCCAGCACGATATTTTGGTAAGCCTAGTGGTGATGCCATTGATATCATCAACGTTGCGATTAACGCACAGCAGGCGAAAAACGTATTCTTTAAAGGCTTTAAGACAAAGATTGAGAAGTCCCCTTGGTTCGCTGGAAAGTTTTACGCCAAGGCTGAGTCCATTGAGTTTGACAAATCTATCACAGTATATTCTGGACACTCGGAAAGAGAGTCACACGAGGGGCTTAACCTTATCTTGGCGGTACTTGATGAGATCTCTGGATTTGCTACTGAAATTGGAACAGGAAATGACCAGGGTAAGACGGCTGACAATATTTATAAAGCCTTTCGTGCATCAGTTGATTCACGTTTTCCAGACCTTGGCAAAGTAGCACTGCTATCATTCCCACGCTTTCCAGGAGACTTTATCTCTACTCGATATGAGGCAGTAATTGCAGAGAAAGAGATTGTAACCAAGACTCACAGGTTTGTTATGAATCCAGATCTTCCTGCAGACCAAGAGGGTAATTATCTAGATATTGAATGGGACGAAGACACTATTGTTTCCTATAAGTATCCAGGCATGTTTGCACTTAAGCGTCCAACCTGGGTAGTAAACCCTACTCGTAAGATTGACGACTTCAAGCTTGCCTTCTTTACTGACATGGGAGATGCTATGCAGCGTTTTGCATGCGTTCCGACCTTTGCATCAGACAGATTTTTCAAGCAAACCGAGAAGGTCAAGGCAGCTATGACCTTGAGGAACCCACTCGATAATAGTCGTAGGTTTGATGCTGGCTTTGTTCCAGATCCAAATAAAACATATTTTATACACGCTGACCTTGCACAGAAGCATGACAAGTGTGCTGTAGCGATTGCTCACGTAGACAAGTGGGTCAATATTCAGATTATTAAAGACTATCAGCAGATTGCCCCAGTGGTTGTGGTTGATGCCGTTGCTTGGTGGGAGCCAAGGGTAGAGGGGCCAGTAGACCTTTCAGAGGTTAAGCAGTGGATCCAAAACCTGCGTAGACTTGGATTTAACATAGGCATGGTTTCCTTTGACCGCTGGCAGTCGTTTGATATTCAGAATGAGCTAAAAGCTGTGGGTATGAGAACTGAAACCGTATCTGTAGCAAAGAAACACTATGAGGATATGGCGATGTTGATCTATGAAGAGAGACTTGCTATGCCCATGATTGACTTATTGTTTGAAGAACTTTCAGAGCTGAAGATTATGAACAATAATAAAGTTGACCACCCAAGAAAGAAGTCTAAAGACTTGGCAGACGCTGTCTGCGGAGCAATCTTTGGAGCAATCTCTCACTCTCTAAGGGATCAAAATCATGAGGTAGAGATTCACACCTTCAGGGACCGTCCAAAAGAGGTAGTTGACAACAACGCCAACAATGTGATAAAGTATAAGTCTATTCCAGAGGACGTAAAGGAATACCTGGATAGATTTAATCTAATCTAATTAATTAAGGAGAACAATGACTTCGATTAAGAAGCCTTTTATTGCTATTGCTGCTGCCGTAGCTCTTGCTGCTACTACATTTGTAGCACCAGCTAGTGCTGCTACAGCGACACTAACAGTAAGCACAACCGCTGTTTCACCAGCACCAACTACAGCTGCTAACGCTGTAGCACTTCCTGTACCTGCAGACAACTCTGTAGATGCAGCAGACGCTCTTAAGATTGCTCTTACTGGCGTTGCAACTGGCAGTGCCGTCACTGCTACTGCCACTGATGCACTATTGCTTACCACCCTAACTGGTGCAACTGCTGCTTCTGGTTCTGCAACAGTTTCGATCGCAACTGGTACTGGTACCACTGCAGAGATCTTTGTATTCACCAAGACTACCAAGACTGGCTCAGTTGCTGTTACCGCTGATGGTGTGACCACTACCTACTATGTTAAGGGTACTGCTGGTGCTCTCAATACAATCAAGGTAGACGCACCAACTGCTGCTCTTGGCACAACCGCTAAGGTGACCGTTACTGGTACTGACGTATTTGGTAATGCTGTTTCTGGTTCTGCTGTAGCACTTCAGGTTGTTTCTACAACCTCTACAACGACCCATGCACTCACTACTTCGGCTGAGGGCACTGCAGTAAAGGATCTTACTGGTCTTGCTGTTGGTTCGTATGACCTTATTGCAACCGCTACTGTAGCGACTGCTGTTACTGGTCTTACTGCTCCTACTGGCTTTGTCCGTGGCACTCTTAAGGTTGTAGACCTTGCTGCTCTTGTAGCAGAAAAGGATGCAGAGTTGGCCATTGCCAAGGGCAAGGTAGCTAGCCTGGAGGCACAGGTTGTAGAGCTAACCACTAAGCTTGCTCTTGCTGAAGCAAAGGCAGCTGGCAACAAGAACAAGTACAACGCACTAGCAAAGAAGTGGAACGCAAAGTTCCCAAAGGCTAAGGTTGCACTGCTCAAGTAATTGAGATATAATTGTATAGGGAGGGAGTTTCGACTTCCTCCCTTTACTTATCACCACAATAAAAAGGAGTATAATAGATGTCCATACACATTGTGTATTTTTCGAATTACTCTGGAAACACAAAAAGATTTGTAGAGAGGCTTAATGGACATAGTAATACTCGTATTCCTATTGATTGGAATAGCTCTAGCCCTACCATTGTTTCTAACGAGTATGTTCTTGTTGTACCTACTTATGGTGGGGGTAGCGAAAAGCCTGCGATCCCCAGACAGGTTCGACATTTTTTAAACATTAAAGAAAACAGGGAACTGTTACGTGGAGTAATAGGAACTGGAAACACTAACTTTGGAGAGCATTTCTGCAAAGCAGCAGACATGATCTCAGAAAAAACAGGAGTACCTATCATTGGTCGAATAGAAATATTCGGCACTGATGAGGACATTATTAAAATCGAGAAGAGGTTGGAAATACTGTATGGATAACTACAGCTACCATGAGCTTAATGCTATGCTCAATCTATATGATGCAAATGGCAAAATTCAATTCGACAAGGACAAGGCAGCAGCGAGAGCATACTTCCTGGACCACGTAAACCAGAACACCGTCTTCTTTCACAGCCTTGAAGAAAAGCTGGACTATTTGGTGGAGCATGACTATTATGAAAAAGAAATTCTAGAGAAATATTCAGCTGAATTTATCAAAGATCTTTTTAAGCAGGCATACTCTCACAAGTTTCGTTTTCCAACATTTGTTGGAGCGTATAAGTTCTATACACAATATGCCCTAAAGACCTTTGATGGTGAACGCTACCTAGAGCGTTTCGAAGATCGTGTCTGCATGAATGCCTTGATGCTGGCTCGTGGCGATGAGGATTTTGCAAAGAGCCTAGTCGACGAGATCATTACTGGTCGTTTCCAACCTGCAACACCAACATTCTTAAACGCTGGCAAGAAGCAGCGTGGAGAATACGTCTCTTGCTTCCTTCTTCGTGTTGAGGACAACATGGAGTCGATTGCTCGTGCTGTAACTTCATCGCTTCAGCTATCAAAGCGTGGTGGCGGTGTTGGGCTAAACCTAACAAACATTCGTGAGCTTGGTGCACCAATCAAGAAGATTGAGAACCAGTCTTCAGGTATTATTCCTGTAATGAAGATGTTAGAAGATGCATTCTCCTACGCCAACCAGCTAGGTGCTCGTCAGGGTGCAGGTGCCGTTTACCTAAACGCTCACCACCCAGACATCATGCGATTCCTTGACACCAAGCGTGAAAA